CTCGTTATGCGCGAGATCCATATCCCCAAATATATCCTGCAGAGATTCAGGCGTGACAATATATTCGCCGCCAGCCGCGACGATTTCAGTCGCTTCCCCGCCGCCATAGACCTGCCGGCCAAAGACCTTATTCAGCGCCCGGAAGCCAGCCATCGTGTTGCCCTCTCCAAGAGAGGAAACAATATCAGCCGGAATAACATAGCAGCCAGAAGGAACGTGGATAGGTAAATGATCAGTCCTGCCAGACACATTGCTATGGATTGGGCCAACGTGAACCTTGTCCTTCTCAGGCGCGTCAGGGAGATCGCCGCCTTCTGCGCGCGAACGCCGCGCTGTTGATAGAGCCGCGGCTACTGCCTGATCCTGCGGATGGCCGGCATGGATCATCTCAGAGATGTTTGACGAAATCGTCTTCTGGGATTTTCCTTTTTTGAGCGGCATGTTCTTAGTCCAAAGAGTAAATGACGTTGAGCGATTGGCCGGCGCCCGGCTCGACGACAAGGCCAGCCGTAAAAGGAGCGCCTATTTGAACGGTCGCAACAGAAGCCGCAGTCGCCGTAATGCGATTGGCGGCTTTCTGATTAAACACTGTTCCGGCTTGCGTCTGGTTGCCAGTCTGCGCGCTGGCGAAAGTCACGGTATTGGCCGTCGCCGCTGTCACGACATAAGTGCCGTTATAGCCCAAAGGAGCGCCGCCGTTATCGCAAATTGTGTTTTCAACAATCACTGTGTCGCCAACAGCGAAAGAATAATCCGGCCGATAATTCACTGTCACGCTTCCCGGAGCGGGAACGCCACCCTGCAAAAGCGTCGTGATCGGCAAAATAGAATCGTAGATCCAGCCTGCGGCGCCGGCGACAGTCACAGTATAGGCAATCAATATGCCCGGCCCACGCGCTATTTCCGTTCGCGAAGAAACCGTCAGAGAGCGATATTGGCCCGTGATGCGCTTGCGAAATATATTGACGCTATCGGTCAACGCATTGATTGCGACGACGCCGTTCTTTTGTGTTGTGAGGATGTCGTCAAGCGTCGCCATCAGAATTTACCGTCTCTTTGAATGCGATATCGGGTGGCGCCAATACGCCAGAACGATCCGATGTCGCTGCTTTGCATCTTTATCGACATCAGCCTACCACGGAATCGCGGCGTGATATATTGCGTCTGATGATTGATATTGAACGGCCCATACGCAATTGGCGTATCAGTCGGATAATCGGCGACATAGAATGTAAGCTGTAAATCGGCGTCCTGTGTTCCGCCGAAATAACCCCACTTCATGTCAGGCCAAACCTGATCAACGAATACTTTGTATTCGCCGTCATCCATAGAGAAATAGCCGGTCTGGAAGCTGGAAACCATTGCCTGCCCATCGGCATCTGTCGATGTCTCATGCTGATAGATGAAATTCTCAACATCTGCCGGGATCATCGGGCCGGCTCCAATTGGCGGCCCCAGAACCGACTGATTGATCCAAGCCGTGCGCGTCAGCGTGCCAAAGTCCCACTGGTTAAGCGCAACATTGTATTTCACATACATTGTCGGCTCGCCGTTGCCGCTTAGGGTAGGGAAATACCACGCAATTTCACCAAATCGCGAGTTCGCTGCAATTCGAATATTGTCGAGATTAGATTCGTCTAATTCCTGAAAGATAACGTCCCATATTGGGCATGTAATCATTTCAACGCCGGATCCAGAAAGGCGGTAAAATTGGCTCTGGCCCATCCAATAAACGACGCCATTCATTGAAGTTGCGGCTTTTCTGGATATTAATCCGCAACCATTGCCGATTTCGTTGAACTGATAGACATAAGGAGGGCCAACATATTGCATGGCCCAAATGCCAAGATCTGTCCAAACCAGACCCTGCTGAGGCCCCTGAATACAGCCGACAATACGGGATCCCTTTGGCAGGCGGTAAGAACCGGCCTGATTAGTGATCGACGCCGTCCATTGATCGTAATCATTGACGTCGCACCAGCGAATCAGAAGCTGATCTTGAATTCCATTGAAAGTCGAGCCCCATGCGATGATCTGACGCTGCGGCATGGCGACAAACATGCCATCGTTGACTTCAGGGCCATTAGAGATAATGCCCGACTGAACGGCGCCCGTCGTCGGATCCCAAGTAAATATCGGGCCTCCGACAGGACAGGAAACAAGAACCTGCCCCCAATTGTCTAACGTCCAATCTGTGCATTGAATTGGATTGCCTTCGTTCAAGGTCGAAGGAACAACGCCTGTGCCGTAGCCGCCATCGCCATATGGATTGATGGCGTAACCAATAGCGGCCGGAAGGTTGCCGGGCAGCTTGTAGAAAAGATATCTGGCATTACCGCTGTTCATAAAAGCAGCAGTAGTTGAAGTCGCTTCGTTGGCCGCGTTGATCTTGAACTGATTATTCGAGACAAGATCCGTTACGGTGTAATTGCCATAGATTGTCACACCGCCAAGAGACGTCGATACGACAGCGGTATAGGTATCGCCAATGACGTAGCCGTGGTCGTTAAGCGTGACCGTAACAACAGACTGATTGATCGTGACTGAATAATAAGGAACGGCGCCGCCATTCGTGACCGTAGACGTCGCGAGAATATCGTTGCCGCTAACATCTCTGGCGATAACCTGAAAGTTATCGGTTCCATCGACGAAGATACATTCATACAGCCCAAATAGAACAAGGCCGCCGACGCTAATCGGGGTCTCAATATACACGGTGTCGTAGCTATCAATGTTTGAGCCAATAGCCGTTAGGGTTACAAACGGGCTACCCAGCTGCGTATCTGCAAGAACGCCAACATTGGAAAGCTGCGACCGCGGCGTGATAATTGCGCGAGAAGCGCCTTCAATGACCGAAAGGCCATCGCCGGCGTAAATCGTTCCGGGGGCGCTATTTCCAATGACGCCCGAACTAGAGGTCGTAAAGGTTATTTGCCCCGGAGAAGATGTAGTAACAGTAAATGTTCCATTGAGCGCGCTATTGCTCAGACCAGTCGTAACAATCGTATCGCCGACAGCATAGCTATTTGAGCCGCTATAAACGATTGTGACCGTAGACCCAGATCTCGTCGCAGACGTTATCGACGATGAACGCGACTGCGCTCCAAGCGCAAGATAGTCGACGTTATTCGTATCCTGCCATGCCCATAGCGCGCGAACAATTGAACCGACATTAGACGAAAAATAGCGCGTCCAGCCGCCAAGCTTCTGAACGAGACCCAGCCCCTGTTTGTCAGGGACAAAACGCACAAGCTGAGAATAAGAAATCGCCGCTTCGTTGAGGGCAATCGTCCTGTTCTCATCAACGCCGGGAAGGAGTTTAAGCGTCGAATGCGGCATTTATCACCCTCTCGACGGCGTCGATGTGGCGGAAGCAGACTGTGACGTCCAGCCTGCAGCTTCGAACTTCTTGCGATTTTCTTCGGACATAGCGCCGCGCAGAAGCGTCTGATACTGCGTTTCATATGTGACCGGCATTTGCGGGTCATTGCCAGCAGCGCTGGAGAAGTTGCGCTGATAGGCGGCGATATAGATCATGCTCGCCATGATAAACAGATCCGGCAAATACAGGCTGATAAATGTCGTCTTATTGCTCGACGACATGCTAACCGGACGGAACGTGCCTACGATCTCGACCGTATAAGTTGCGTCAGAATAGGGGCCGACAAGGAAGGTATAGTCGTCAAAGACAGCGAAATACTTCGGCTGGCTTACACTAGAAGAAGCGCCAAATACCGCATCCAGAAATTCCTTCGTGACGGGCATCAAAGGGACGCGAATGGCGTTATCCGGGTTTGTGGATCCGGCCGGCGTAAGCAAATTGATCTGCTCAGGAACGACAAGAACGCCGCCGCCGTATGGGGCGCCGGCAGCAAAATTCGTCCCTGCAGGGACGGTTATTGATCTTGTCCCTACAGGAAGGGAGAAACTGGTGTTTGATACGGATGTGAAGACAAAGTCGAGATCGCGATAGATCCGATTTTCGGCATAGGTGATCATCTGAGGAAGAATGTTCAGAAAATCACTATTTGTCGGCTCGACAACGGCCATTGTGGAGATCTGGGTGATATAGCTGGTCGTCCCAGAAATAGATCCGTCGTAGCTTAGGCCCGTAGTCATCGAAAACCCCGTATTTCAGCGGTATATTACCATACTTTTCGGGGCGGTTACTACCTTCCGACCCGACAGGCCGCCCTAAGCTTCCCGTAGTCTGTGATCATCTTGGCGACTTGAGCCTCGCTGTGCATTTTGCGAAGTTCATTAGCGGCCTGTTTTTGTTGCGCAGCGCTGTAATTGATAAGCGGAGGACAACCGCCTCCGCTCGTCGATTGGCATGCCGAAACGCTAAAAGCGATTATTGTCGAGATCAGCAATCGTCTCATCGGTCGTCTTCGGCTGGGCGATTATTTCCGCCTGATCCTTAGAAATAGAGGCGGCTTTACCTGCCTCTTTCGCCTTTTCTTCCGCCGCGCCGCCTTCCTTGATCATCTTGAGCGCCAAAGCGCCTAAAGAATACAGGACGGCGCCGATAATCCCGGCGATAACATAGGCTATCACTGGTGGGTCGTCCCGCCAGTGACGTTGCTGTCTTTGGCCGTGCCGCCAATGCCGACGATGGCAAGGACAAACGGCCAAACCTGATCAAACGGAGGCAGCGGGATCACAGACGGCCAGAGGCCGGCATAATTTAGGGCATACGCCACCAAAGGGATAAGGCCGGAGACAGTCGTCTTCCAGTTTACAAGAATGCTATTCATGATTTTTGCCCCTGCTTTGCTTGTTTAAGTGCGTCTTGGTAGGAAAGCGCATAGCCGGCAATCAGCTTGGCCCTATCCGTCCCATTGATGATTCGGCGAGCGCCGACATAGTCAGGCGTCTTCCCCGGCTTGATGTAATCAGCCAGTTTCTTGCCCGTGAACATCCCAAAAATCATGCCGCGATACGCAATATCAAGCGCCACAGGCCACGTTAGAGCCGCTGCAGGATTGTTTTGGATGCCGAATTTTACGTAGTTGTATTTCCAAGTTATCTGAATCAATCCGCGGCCGATCCAGTCAGGGGCGTAACGCTTCGTCGCGAAATAAGCCGGGCTTCCCATCTCTTTAATGGGCTGCATGGTGAAGGCCGTTTCATGCGTAACCGTCGCCAGCAGATACGCCAGTTCATCGTCTGACATATTCGGCCATTTGCTATCGCGATATGCGATGATTTTGTTGATGCCGTCGACCTGCTTTTGCGTCAGCTTGCCGCCAAATACGGCCCGACGAATACGGTCAAAGAAATAATCCATATTCATCGGTCGGCCTTCTTGCTAACGGCGTCCATGATCCTGTCCAACTTGCTAAATACTTGGCTCATGACGTTGTTAAACTCGTCTCTGGTCACATACTCTCCAGCAACGAGAACCTCAATAGACGCGACCTTATCGGCCAGTTCTTTGTCTATACGGCGAAGTTCGTTGATCGACATCCAGACGTTGTTTAGCCACCAGCCAAGCATCGCGCTGATAAGGCCAATCAGGACGTTATAAATCGTCTGGTGATCCATTTTACAGTTCCCTTACAAGCTGGATATTCATCAGGATTGAAGGCGTAGCCGGCAGGGAACCAGCAGCGGCTTCCGCATAAAGCAGCAGATCGATATCTGCTGAAGACCACGCGATTTCTAGGTAATCGCCAGCGTTCAGGGACTGTATATAACTCACCGAAACAGGCGTTTTTTCTCCCGTAGCAGAAAGCGTCGCGCGACGATTTGTTGCCGTCAGGTTCGAGTTATTTTTCATCAACCAGAAATTGACCTGATCGGCGCCGCCGTCATTCTTGTCGACTTCCGCGGTAAAATCGATGCTGTAGACGCCAGCGTTCGACACGGTGATTTGCGTGTTTGACGCGACAGATATGCCGTAATTGCCAGTCGAATTATTGAACGTCACCTTATTGACCGCGCCGCCAACAGGATTGGTCTGGCTCACAGTGCTATAATATGAAGCCCAATAGCCCGGAAACGTCATATCCGGCGCCAGATTGGCGATAGCCTGAGACGTTGTGCGCTTGCTTTCGCCCGCCTGAACAATTTCCAGTTCTTCGGCGCCTGTAAGTGCTGTCGCCACAGGTAAGTTAGGTATCTGAACGACGGCCATTATGTATCATCCTCGCCGGTTACAGGGACAACGACGTTCTCATACGGTAGACCCGGATCGTCATTGCCCGGAGCATTGAAATCAGTGCCGGGAGCAGGATTGAGCCCATTTTCCGGCTCGCCAGTCTGTTGCGTAACGCGCAGATAGGTTGCAAGAGGAAGTCTTCCAGACGCTTCTTCAAGCAGAATACCAAAAGAACTCATTGCACCTTCTTGCGCAATAAAGCCGACCTGAAGTTCAAGCATCAGGAAGCCATATTGGAAGATTGGCAGCTGCGTCGGATTTGTCTGGCGGGTATCTCCGCCGATGACCGGGATGCCGGTCTGAGCGTTTACCGTATTGCCCTGCGTTGTGCGATAGTCGGTCGAGGCCGACACATAATCCTGCACGCGAGGGTTGAGGATAGGCGTCGGATCTGCCGGCAAGATAATCGCGCGCAGCTGCTGCTGTGGGGTATCTGTGCAGGTATCGCAAACCAGAATGCGCTTGTTGATCAAGCCGGCGCCGGCGTAGTCAAATTGCCAAGTCAGTCTGTTGTGGTTGTAAAGAAACCCACACCTATCGCATATACCGAAGGCGTTAGGATTTCTCGAACTTACTGTAGCGCGGCCATGCGGTCTCATCGGAAATAGCCAGACAACTGCGGTGACAAATAAGTATTGGCCGTTTCGATATTCTGAGCCGCGGCAATATCGTAAGACTCATCCGCCATTGGCTTCATAATCGCCGCCTTCTCCGGCGCCCAGACCTGCGAAAGCCGGAAAGCCAAGCCATAGACCATCGCCTCAAGCCATATCGGCGGCATGTCCATTTCCTGCGTGCCGCTCAGATTGGCGTCCTGAATGCGGGAGACATAGGCATACGTCAAGGAGACTTGCGAGCCATCCGGGACAGGCCAAAGCGTAAAGGTCGGCGTCAAAGTGCGGTCGAACCAGAACGTCGTCGGGAAGCCCTGCTGGGCTTTGTTCGGGTAGGACATATATTCTGTGCGGCTGATCGGAAGAATAATCCGGTCAATTGCGTTGGGAGCCGTTCCGGTCGTGACGAATGCGTCCAGCATAACGACGGCATTGGCCGGGACAGTATATGACGACGTGCCTTGAACGAGCGGGACGGTGACGAACTTAACTTCCCAAAGATTGACGCCCTGATTGCTCCAGCGCGTGAACATCATATTCGTCGCCATGCGGGCGGCGTCGAAATGCTCTTGAACGAGGCTGGTCGGGCGCAGACCTATCAGCTGATAGGCGTAGAGGGTGACTTCACCTAAAGAGGGATTAAAATTATAAGTATTGCTAGTGCTCATTTTGAAGATCCTTAAATTTGAACACTAGGCCAAATATTGAGTTTCTTTCTTTTCTACAAACCTTTGAAATGCTTGACTTATGAATCCTATACGCATCGGCTGCATGAGAAATAGAATTATATTCGATTCCATCATTAATGCATATAACCGATTTTCTATTTGAAAATGCAGACTTTCTCATGTTTTTCGCACGAGTTTCTTGCATTTTTTCGGTGGGTGGAGGAGCAAGGCACCCTTTCTTCTTTTTACTCATTTCATTTTTTTGGGCATCCGACCAATTACGTCCTAAATTATATTTATTTCCAATATGGATTCGACCCATCTTTAACCGACCTTCTGGAGTTACTTTATGACCAGAAGTCCCATCACCACCCATTGTTGAATTATAAGCAGGCGACAAATCCAGTATTAAAAGTATTTCGGATTCAATAGCCGCCTCTTTTGACTGCTCGTTGAATAATGTTTCTAAAACAAAACTATCTGCACCATATTTATTTATGGCCCTATAAAAATGACCATTATTTACCTTTCGGCGCGCATGACGGACATGCTCATTAAATCTTTTGTCAACATTTTTTGAGGTCAAGCCAATATAAAAATCACCGTTTTGTTTATTGGTGATTTTATAAAGGCTATATTCCCCGCTGGTAGCCATGCTTCCCTCATAAGATCAAACGCCGTGAGATTATAACTCACGGCGCTGATAAAGTCATATGGTTACTCTTCGTCCAAATCCGGCGGATTCGCCTGCAGAGCCGCCAGATTGGCGTCGCCCTGACGCTTGATCTCCGCAATCAGATCCGCCACTTCCTCAAAAGGAAATTTGGCGAGACGCTGCATAATGACGCCCCATGCCTGCACGGGCAATTCAATGGACACTTTTTCCATGTTCCCTTCCCATCCATTCTATCCAATTCGAGAAATTGCTCATCCAGCGCTTTTCGCCGGAATGCCCGCAATTAATCGAAGGATCGATATAAACAGTTCCGCCTAATGCTGTCCACTTATTGCAAAGGACGATATCCTCAGAAATAAGTTCGCCATCAATAAGCTGAACATCGAAGACCATCCGGGATGGCTGGTCTTTATGCCGTTCCTGATATTCAGGAGCGTCATTCCACAGCATCTCAATCGCCCGGCGACTGATTCGCATAAAGCCCGTCGCGCAGCCATCGACCGCGACAAGCCCTTCGTCGTTTACCTCATAGTCGCCCAGCAGCTTGACGCTATACTGTTCGGCGTCTGATTTCTTGACGATAGGGGCGGCGACGATATCGACATCATGCTCCAACAGACGGAAAAAGTCCGGCGGATTCCAATCAACGTCGCAATCTATAAACACTAGATCGTCAACCTTGGCGTCATAAGCTAGTTTAAATATATCGTTTCTGGCGCGCTGAACTAAAGCGTCATATGACATATAAACCGCAGACACGTTAATGTCTTTAGTCAAGCCAATTTTTGACGTTTCATTTAACGCCGTGGCGTGCCATACGTTGACCTTGCCATCATATGAAGGTGCAGCAATCAGAACTTGGCGCATTACTCAGCCGCGACAGGTGGGTTAACAGGCCAAGGCAGCGGAGGCGTGACAGGCTCATTGGAATTAGCTTGCTGGATCTGCCAATCAATATCGCCAACAATCTCAGCTTCCATTTGAGCTTGTTTCTCAGGTGTGATGGTTTCTTGAACCCAACCGAGAACCTGAGATTCGGTTAAGTCAGCGTATGGCGTGAACGGAGCGCCAGCCACATAGGTGACTTCTGTAGTCCCGCCGCGTGTAGATCCAACGCCATTAGCGTCAACGCCGCGATATGACCACGTTACCTTGAATACTACGTCCGTCTGGCTTTCGTAAGTCGGGTAGGCGGTTAGTTGGTTGATTGACCAAGTATAGGTAATACTCATTTCACCCTCCTCTTTAATTCTTCAACTTGTGCGGAAAGTTCTTGAATGGCCTTCACTAATACCGGTGTCATGTTGGCGTCTGTGTATTTAAGATTTTCTGCATCATCATTATTTATGATAACTGGATTATCACCTTCAATGGCTAAAACATCTTGCGCGAAAAACCCATACCTAACATGACCCGTCGGGGTGTCATCTTCACGCGATTTCTTAAACTGGTATTTAACTGGATTTAATTGATTTACAAAATCAAGCCCATGTTCAACTTTGCCAAGATCAATTTTATCACGTTTGTCTGATGTCGCAGTCCACGCAACTTTAACATAAAGCCCGACAGTCGCATTATTACCAAACGCGCCTTCGTTAGATGCGGTGGTTATATTCCTAACAGTCCCCTCAGTGCCTGCAATATAACCAAAACAGGCGTTGTTTGACCCAGTTGTTATATTATATCCGGCTTGAAATCCAACAGCACAATTGTTTGTTCCTGTTGTGCTGCTTCGCAATGATTGGTGCCCAATTGCAGTGTTATTCGATACTGATGTTGCAAGTCTAAGAGCTTCAAATCCAACTCCGACATTATAATTACCAGTTATTAAATAAAGCGATCCTCTACCAACCGCCATATTTTGGGTGCCTGTTGTATTAGTTGCTAATACATCATAGCCGATAGCTACGTTGTCGCCGCCGCTTGTAATCGCTGGGCCGCAAGCAAAGCCTACAGCCGTGTTTCCATTGCCTGTGCAATTGGTCAAAGTCGCGCCGCCAACCGCAGTATTATACGCACCTGTTACGTTAGTGAATAACGCTTGATAGCCAACCGCCGTGTTACTTATGCCCGTCGTGTTGTTAGCAAGCGCCTGATATCCGACTGCGGTAAGATTAGATGTTACATTAGATACGAGTGCCTGATATCCGACAGCAGTATTAGCACTTCCTGTTTGATTTTGACCCAGCGTAGAGAAACTAGCGCCAATCAGACCGCCGCCCACAGCAGTATTGTAACTGCCAGTGGTGTTGGAATAACCGGCCGCCGCGCCCAAAAATGTGTTCGCCGTGCCGGTCTGGTTTAGATGCCCCGACCAAAAGCCAACTGCGGTGTTATTTGTGCCCGTCGAAGACGTATATAGGGTCTGATACCCGACAGCTACATTATATTGGCCCGTCGTATTATTATACAACGCTTGATAACCAACGGCGGTGAGGTTGGAGGCGGTGTTGGTGGTAAGAGAACCGTGACCAACGGCAGTGTTGCCCGATCCAGATGTAACAGCAAATAATGATGCGTTGCCTATTGCTACATTCTGATTACCAGCGGTTAACACATATAAA